CAATAGTTCTAGAAACACCATTATCTTTAATTTTAATTAACATTGATTGTCCTTGAACAGGAGAACCTGTTGGATTAGCTAATGTTAATCCTACAGCTTGTGCTGTAATTATAACTACGTCATTATTACTTGTTGGAGTTACTGTAGCAGCACTAGTTACTGTTTGTAATCTTGGAGTTATAAAAGTTTGATCTCCAGTATTAGTTCCTGATAAAGTTAACCCACTATCTTTAATTATTTTTCCTGTTGTTCCATCAAAAAATGCAACATTATTATTTACTGAACTTGCAGGACCTGTAACAGCACCTACAATATTCTTTTGAATAATATTCCAATAAATTCCTACAGTTGCTTGATTTCCACTTACAGTTCCATCAGTGTTACAAATAATCATATCACCAACTTCAACATCTATTCCTGAAGCACCACCTATTTTACCAGCAACATTTGCAATATACATAAATCCAGCATCTGCAGCAGGATAATTAGGATTTGTAGAACAATCTAAAACACCTTTATAAACTAAAGCATTAGCATTTCCTAAAATATTATCAGTGTAAACTTTAACAGCATTTTGAGTAGGATATAAAGTATCACTTGTTCCTAAAGAAGTATTTGTAGATTTATTAGATACATTTTCAGGAGTAAAACCTAAACTTGTTTGAAATAAAGAAGTTGCCCAATCATAAACTGCTTTTACACTAGGATATTTTACATTACTAGCTTGATCAGTTACAACTGAAGTACTTTTATTTGCTACATCTTCAGGAGTATAAGGTAATGGTGAACCACCTCCACCTCCACTATTGCTAGAAAAAACTTTTCTAATATTTTTTACTATAGAAATCATTATTTATAATATTGAATATGTAAAGTATTAGTTCCTGTTGAAATAGGAATAACTCTAAAATTAATTAAATTTGGATAACCTGTAACATCAAAAAAGTCTAGTCTTGATAATGCTAAACCATCTGTAGAAGTAGGTTCAACAATACTACCTAACATTAAATATCTTAATGCAGGAGTATCTGTAATATCAGATTCTACTCTAATTTCAGCATACTTAGCATCTACTGGAATATTATTAAATCCTGTTAAACCGCTAACATCTAGTTTTTCATAACCACAAGCTAATAAATTATTTCTATTTACTCTAAGTAATTCTCTTAAAAGACTTTTACTATTATCTATTGAAGCACTCATTATATTTTATTTTAGTTTATTAATTGACAATCACAGATATTACATTCATGCATTATTTTATGCATCATATCATCTGCTTCTTCTTCTTTTAAACAATTTTTTGCTATTGTTGTAGTAATTTCACAAACACCGTTATTTGGTGGTGCAGCATTTGTATATTGTAATACTAAAGGTACACTATTTTCAGTATAATGTAAATCAAATCTAAGAACTTCATCTGAACATGTAAGATATAAACTATAAATAGTACAAAAACTATTACAAAATTCATCAATAAGAATACCTAATTCAGTTAATTTTTTTACTAATAATGATTGAGTATTTAAAATACCATCTCCATATATTGTGTAACTATTAGTTAAACTATTTAAATAAATTACTAAATAGTCAGAAGTTGTAGGAATATAAGATACAAATTTACTTCTTCGTAAATTATCATTTATATAATAACAATTATTAGGTTGTATAGTAGTAACTACAGTTTCATCAAAACCATATGAAGTCAATGCTTCAATTCTATCTATTAGTAATTTTAATTTTGCAAATTCAGAATCAGCACACTTATTTCCACTAGCATATAAGTCAGCAACTTTAACTGCTAACTCACTAGAGCATTTTAATGCATTTGTTAATACTAAATTTAAATTAGTTTCTGTCATATTTAAGCAGTAAAATAATTAACACCTTCTAAATAATAATTATAATTTTCAAGAGTAGGATTTTTACCTTCAGAATAAATTATATAAGCATAACCATCTGTATCTATTTTAAGTATTACTTGTTGTAAATTATTAGGAATAACAACTGATGTAGTTCCAGGTAAATCAAATATAATATTAAAATATAAAGTTTCATGTGGAATACAATTAGAATTTAATATAAATACAATGTATGTATTACCTAATGTTAAATCTGGTACTGAAGCTGAAATACTATTATCCCAATACATTTTACCTTTTATAAAAACTTGATTAGTAATTGTATTTTTATAAGTTTTTAATTGAGAAGTAACTAATCCAAAAACACCTAAAGTCCCTTCAGTAACACTATATTCTATTAAACTTCCACCACTAGTACCATCTTGAGCTATAATTTCCCAAGAGTCACCATCCCAAATATAACTTTTACCTAAAGTAGTATTATAATATCCCCAATTTAAACTAGGAGATGTTGGTGCAGAAGATAAACTACCTTGCCATACTATACTAACACCATTAGTTCCATTAGTTCCAGGTATTCCTTGTGGACCTGTAGCACCAGTTGGACCAGTAGCACCTACGTTACCTTGTAGACCTTGAATACCCTGAATACCTTGTATTCCTTGAGGACCTTGAGGACCTGGTAAACCACTAGGTATTGTTAATGAATCACAATCTATACACATGTTATTAATTTTTAAAATTGTCTTATAGGGCGAATATACAAACCTTGGTCAGAATATTTATTTTCATAAAAAACAGTTCCATGAAAAAAGTTATAATAAAATGCAGCATATGAACTAGCTTCTGAACTACTCCAATAATAAATTATTGAAGTTGGTGTATCTACTCCTCCAAGTAATTGTGCACCAGATATTGTACTTAAAGTTTTATTTACATTAAATCTATTATTCCATAATAAACTTAATTCATCTACTGCTGGTAAATACCAATCAGTAAAACCATCTTTAGAATAAGCTAAACATGCATTAGCTGCACCAAATGTATTACCAACTTGTGAAACTATTGCATTACTATTAGATAAGCCATTCCAACTACTTTTTGCTGTTGGACCTATTTCAATTTGAGGAGCATCACTCCAATAATTTACTACAGAATTTACATGTTCAACAGATACTATTAAACCATGTTCTACATTTTGAGAATCTTTCCATAAGTGATACACTATACCTCCTCCAAAATGTTCACCAATATAATGAACAAATCCACCTTGAGGTCCTACAGGACCTTGTGGACCAGTTGCTCCAGTAGCTCCTGTTGCACCAATAGGAATAGTTAAAGTTTTACATTTATTACACATATATATAATATAATATTTTTTTTCCTTATTTGCAAGTTTTACAGTCAGAATTTATACAAAGTTTTGTAATTATTTTTTGCAACTTTGTAAAACTATTAACATCTGCACATTTTGCTGCATTTTTTAATGCTTGTAAAAAAGTCCAAGTTTTAGTATAATTTTTATAATCAACATCATCACAATTACAATCACAATCTAATAATGTTAAATTATTCAATTGTTCATTGACACAACATTCAGCATTACAATAAAATAATTGATATACAGTTCTTGATAAAGCAGGACCTGTACCAGTAACATCATATTTAAAAGTCCATTTACCATCTTCTAAATTAAGTAATCCTCCTAAGTCTGTAGATGTTAAATCATAATAATGACTTACATTATTAGTAGGAAATCCTTTTGAAGTTAAGTTTACTGTATAAACTACATTGCTAGGACTAGTAATTGTTAATATTGCTGAAGTATAACTTGACAAAGGATAATTTTGTCCACTACTACCATTACCATAACCTCCTGTATTAGTAGATGAATATATTCCTGTAGTTTCATAAAATCTAATTTGTGTACATCCATTAACTACACAACTATATAAATTTAAAGTTCCTGTTGTCATTTATTATTTATTTAATTTGTTTATAAAGTAAAGCCCCTGGAAACTTTTAAGGAAGAAAAACCAGGGGCTTATTATACTAATTAAGGCTTTAAAGTTTGATATACCAGAGTGGTATAATAAGTATTTAGATTAAGGATTAACCTAAATAAGGAAGATAAGGTCTAGCAGGTGTAGTTCCTAAGAAACTATTTAATTTCTCTCTTAATACACCATAAAGATTAGATTGAGAATTATAAGAATCATTTTCATTAATAGCAGGTACTGCAAATAAAAGAGCTTTACGAGATTTAGCTACAACATCTGCACCAGTAGTGAAAGTAGTATCATCAAATAACACATTGATTACATTATAGAAATAACGTACTTTAACTTCAAATCCACCACCAGTAGCTTGTGCAAAAGGAGTAGTTAATACTGCAGTAGTTGCATCTATTACATATTTAATTTCATAATTATAACCAGAAACAGTGATTAATTCACCTGGTCTAATAATACCTACTATAGAACCACTAAAACCAATTACATCAGAACCCAATGTTGCACCACTTGTAACAGCAAGTGCAGCAGATAAAGTTGGAGTAGCACTTACACCAAATTTAACTTGTTGAGCTGGCCATAATCTACGGTTAGAAAGACCTTCATATTGGTATTCAAAGTTTTCTTTATTGTAAATAGAGTTATAAGTTCCTGTACCAAAGCTATTAGCTAAGATTTGAGAACAAGCAGTAGTATCTTCAAAAGCTGAAGAATCATCTACAAATACATCAAAATATACACGGTTTTCTTTATAAGTAGAAGATTGGAATTGGTTAATATCTAAAGCTGTAATTTCTACACCGTAGTTAGTAGCTCCAGTTAAACCATAAGCTCCAGTACCATCACCTACAACAACTGCTTTAATTTGAGTTTTGTAAGCACCATTGTTAATCAAGTTTGCTGCTTGAGTAGCAATAGATAATTGAGTAGCATTACTAGAAGAAGTAAAGTTAGCTGTAAATCTTTCAGGTCTTTCAGAATATAAAGCTTTATCATTTTTAAATTTGATATAGAAACTATACAAAGAAGCTGGATTAACTGCAATAGAACCTGTACCTTTAGCACGGTTATATCCAATAGACCATACTTCACGTTGAGCAGGAGCATATTTTTCAGCAGTAGCACTGATTACACTTCTACCATTTACCCACATTGATTTTTTGAAAGATCCATCAGCATAAGTTAATGAAGCTTGAAAAGCTGGAGTAGTTTCTTCACTTGCAGTTTCAGAATATTGTTGTTCTAATATTTGTTGTTCGTAGTTAAACAAACCTAATTTTCCTGGTGTAAGTGTGTTTACTGTAGATTCTAATTCTTCTACATTACTTACGAATACGTTAGTTACTTTATGAATTGACATTGTTTTTTAAATTTTAAATTTATTATTTAAGATATTGATTTTTAAGATTAAAGATCTGCCATTGTAGCAAATACGTTAGTTCCACTTGCTGTAACTGCACCATCTAATGCTGCTTTTTGAGCTGCAGTAGGTACTAATAATTGTGCTGCTGCTAATTGAGTTTGTAAAGAATTTATAACTTCTATCATTTCATCAATTTTAGATGCATAAACCCTAGGATTTGTAATTTCTGCACCTAAAAAATATTTTGGTGCTACTTTAGTTATTGCCATTTTTTAAATTATTATTCGTTAGTATTATTAATTAAAGGATTAAATGTTTGAGACCTCTTACCTTCTATTCCTTCTAATGCTATTTTAACAGCTTCATCAATTATTTCACTATGCATGTGACTAGATAATTCAGAAGTAACATTTGTTGTTAAATCAATTTTATTAGGTTGTTTAATATATCTCATTCTATATTCAACTATTTGACAAGATGATATTAATTCAACTCTACCTTTTTCCATTAATCTAAGAACAATTACATCATCTGGTTTTCCAAAAGGGTCTTTAATCCTTTTAGAAAATTCAGAGTGATTTATTGGAATAACTTCAGCAAAACTATTAGTTGGTGATCCACATATTTGACATAAAAGTTTACATCTTTCTTGAACAGTAAACCAATGATCAGTAGGTAGATTTACAAATCTTGCACTAACGTCAATATTATCTGAAGCATAAGGTTGTGTAGTTAAGACTGCATTTACAACTATATTTTTTAAATCCTCAATCCTTTTCTGAGTTTCTTCAAAAGATTGTCTTTTTAAGTTGGTAAACCCATATCTTTGTTTAACAATCCTCTCTTGAGCATTATTTAAAATTAAGTCTATTTCTTCAGGTAAAAAGTTAGGATAATTTAATGAATCCATTTTATCCATCCTAAACTTAAACTCTGTATGCATCTCTGCTACTGTCATTACTCAACTTCTTTTTTTAGTTTCTTAGGTTTTAACTTATTTTCTAATGCTAATTTTACAGATTGATTTTTCATATCTGTTAAGTAACCTACAACTTCATCTGTAGAACTACCTAATAAATCTTCACCATTATAGTAATAAGTACCTTTCTTTTTAATGATTTCTTTTTCTAACAATGCTTCTAACAATGCTTTAGTTGGAGTATCTTTAGAAGTAGATAATCTTAAATATTCTTTAGGATCACGTTTTACTTCTTTATATAACTCAGCTTTAATCATTGTTTCAGACATTGTATCTACTCCACGTTTACCAAAGATTCTTAGTAATCCTCTCTTCTCTTCAATAGTTGCCGTAGTAAATGCTTCAATAGCTGCAAATTCAAACTCCATTTTAGCAGCTTCAATTTTACTTGCTGCTTCAGGATCGTAAATATAAAATTTCGCTGTTGAATTACCAGGAACGTCATGTTCACTATTTGCAATCCAATCATGTTCTAACAACATCTTATATTTAATCTCATCTAATGGAGTTACCACATTAAATATTGTAATTTTATCATTTTTTAATCGCACTTCTAAATCTCCCCAAAAATCAGAATTTCTTTTATTCAAAGTTCCTTTTGGTACATTTAAAAGTTCTTCATAATGAGCTTCATCTTTAACACTTAATCCTGTTTTATAAACACCATTTTGACTAAGTTGTGCTCCCATTATTACAGTAATAGTTTTATTGTAATAAGATTGACCTGAAAATTTATTTTTAATAATAGGTCTGATAACATACTGTTTAAATCCTTCTTCCATTTGTTTTAATAATTTGCCTTTATTAGTTTAAAAATAAAGGGTGTTTAAGGTACACCCTTTGAAAACCTTATTATTTTAGTTTAATGAACTTGCATCTAAAATCAATTGAGCTGCATCAGATGGGTCACGTAACATGATTCCACATTCTGTCATAGCTTCAAAAGTGTATCCATCTACTGAACTAGCAGAAGATCCATTTTTCTTAGGACCATAAGGACCATACATTCCTTCAATATAAGTAGTTACCATTTCACGGTCTTTAGAATATACTTTTTGAATATTTGGTTCTCCTTTATTGTAAGATTTGAAATTTAAGAAAGTAGCTTTGTAAGACTCTGCTGGTTTACCAGTTTGAGGATGTAATAGACGATTTCTCACAGTATCATTGTAAGGTTTGTATTCTTTCAAGGTAATTTTATCACCATTCAAACCTGTGTAAGTAATGAACTGACCAGATAAAGTTAATTCTTGTCCTTGACCACCAATGAATTTGCTATCTACTAAGTTGAAAGCAGATGCTGAACGCTTCATAGCTTGATCAAATAAATTCATAAATTCCCTTCCACAAAGTGCAACGTATTCACGAGGACCATCTTCAGTACCGTTATATGCTAAATCTGACATGAAATCACGAATAGTTTTTTCAGTCAAAGTAGTATAAAGACGTTTGTTACCTGGAGCAATTTGAGCTTCTAATCCAGCACCAGAATAAACTGTATTACCAGATGCACCTTTAATGTCAGTAGTACCGTTAGCTTTAACATTAGACTCACCAAACATTAACATTACTTCGATTTCATCCATGAACTGTTTCCAAAATTCCCACTCAGCATATTTTACCCAAGTGTTAGTTTTTTCATTAGTTTCAGGGTTTAACATTGAAATAACCATTACACGGCTATGAGCAGCACCAGTAACAGAATATTTTTTACGCAATGTAGACATGAAGTTTTCTAACATCATTGGAGTAGCATAATGAGTTTCTCCAGAAGTACGAGAATGATCATGTTCTACAATGTTGTATTCTTTAGAAACTTCTTTACCTACTGCAACTAATACTGCAGGAATTGATTTAGTAACATCAGCAGTAACTAATTGACAAGTTAAGATATAGTCATTTCCATCGTAGTAAGGTTCTGCCATTACACGAGCTTTGTATTCAGGGCTGTCAAATAAAATAACATCACCTTCTGTGAACCATTTTTCTCCAACACCAAATTTAAAAGTAGTAGCATTTACACCTACTGATCCTGCTGCTTCAAATACTGCACGAGTAATAGAAATAGCTTTACGAGAATCACCAATGATATTCCAACGATATTGGATACCATCAATTTCTTTAGATTTACCCATTCCACCTGTTAAGAAAGAAAGAGCATTTTTATAACCATTTTGTTTGTTATAAATACGAGTAATAACTTGACTAGCTAAAGCTGGCTCAGTTAAAAAGAATGTGGACAAATGAGAGTCTTGAGTAAGACCTGCATGCCAATTCATGTTAGTTATTTGTAATGGACTAATTTGCATTTTTTTATTGTTATATTAAAGTTAATAATTGTTCTAAATTGTACCTGTATTTAATGCTTGTTTAAATGCACTAAAGTTATTTTTTCTTTGATCTCCAAAGCTATCAGATTGACCTGATTTTAATTTGCTTCTTCCATCTTTAAAGTTAGAAAGTTTACTAGCTAATTCTGAATTTACTTTAGTCTTAACTTGTCTTTCTAATTTTGATAAATCCCATTCATTCATTGCTAAGTAAGCATATAAGAATTGAGCATTCTCATTAGTTTCATTATGTTTTTGTAATCCTGTTTTACCAGCTTTATCTGGAACCATAATGAAGTTCCATAAATTATCTTTCATTTTAGGAGTAAGTTTAAAACCTTGAATATCTTCTTTTGCATAAAGATTAGCTTTAAATTCCTCATATTGTTTTTTAGCTAAAACTCTTTGTTCAGCATCATACTTTTTTTGAGCTTCAACTAATTGTTCTTGGTAACTTCTTTCATAAGCTTGTAACTTATTCAAAGCCACTTTAGCTTTCTTTTCCAAAATACCAGAAACTTCATATGTATCCAAAGTTTCTTCAATATCTTCATCTTCTTCTCCTTGTGCTTTCAAGTATTCTCTTAACACTACTTTTTGAGAAACTTCTGAATCAACTTCATATTCTCCCCAAGACTTGTTATTGTAGTAAGCTTCCATAAAATCTTTTGGATTTCCTCCTGCTTCTACAAACTCTACTAACTTATGAACGTCTTCAGGTAAACTATTTTTATAGTTCTGAACTTCACGTTCTATTGTAGCTCCTACTAGGTTTTTCAAACCTTCTTCTGAATCTTCAAAAGACTCTTCATTAAAATCTACTAGTCCTTGTTCTCCTAACCAACTAGCAAATACTTTTAAACTAGATGCTTCATCAGAACTTTGTTGAACTTCTTTTTTAGAAAGTTCTTCAACTTCTTCTTCTAACTCAGCTTCTACTTTTTTAGTAGGAACTTCTTTTTTAGGTTTTACAGTTTCTTCATTAGAAGAAAACTCGTTAAACTCTTCAGTATCAGGATCTTCACCTTCTACCATATTATTCTTTACAGAGACATCTTCCTTAAAATCATCTGTAAATTCCATTTCTAATCCATCACCAAAAGGTGTGTCAAGAATGTTGAACTCTTTTAACGGAGTTGCATCTTTATTTTCTTTACTCATAATTTGCCTTTATTAGTATTATACTATAAATATAACTGGTTTAGTTATAATTTACAACTGTTAAAAATTACATAATTAAGTAACTTTTTATAGCTTTAATGTATTAATGTTATTTGAATTCTTGTAAAAAATCTTGTCCTTTATTTGTAATATCACCAACTTTATCAAGCATGTAATATTTTCTAACACTTTTAGCTAATTTAGAAGCTCCTTTTAAATAAGGAATAGGTATTGCTCCAGCCATATTTAAAGGATTTTGTTTATTACCCATATAAAAATCTTTAACTACTTCTGCTGCATTTGATACAAAAGTTGGATCTGCAAGTTTAATAGCTCTCCAAGCCATTTCTGCAGAATGTATTCCAGAACCATCCATTTGATTAGCTCCTCTAGTTTGTGTTTCATAATTGGCTTTTTCTTCTGCAAAATTTTTAGGTTTTATAGAATTTAACATTTTTTGCCTAGCAATTATTTTATCAGATTCTTTTTTAAAGAAAGGTTCTTCTTTAATACCCCCATCACCAAACTTTTCATAACTAGTATTATAATCATTTACCATGTCACGATAAGACATGTCAGGGTTAGCCTTTTTATAGGCTTTCATTAACTCTATTCTTTCTTTAATTGGTAGTTTATAATACATTGGTATTTATATTAAAAGTATTGTTTTTACATAATTTTACATCATTACTATTGTAATGTTTAATCATTCCAGATTCTTCAAGAGCTACAACAAATATTGTATTTTCATGTGGACCATAATCCATTATGAATAATACTACTCCATCACCATGTGGAGTAGTTACCCAAAGTATTTGTTGTACCTCGTGAATTAATGACATTTATTATCCTTTTAATTCATGATCAAATAATCTCATTGCAATCTTATCTTCACCAAATGCTTCTAATTGATCAACTAAAGTTTGTACTTTACCCATTTCTTCTTGTTGTTCAGTTAAGTATTTCATTGCTAATTGATATAATAAGTGATTACCATATTTCATAGCATGTGAAGCTAAATCATTACATTGTTGAGTAACTAATACTTCATGAGCAAATGATTGTCTAATAATATCAGGTAATCCTGTAAAAGTTTGAGGTGGTTCTTTTAATGCTGGAGTTTTAGGAGTAACTCCCATATCCAATAAAAAGTCTTTAGCCCATTGAGCATGTACTAATTCATCTTGAGCATCTTTAGCCCAAACTGCAGCAGCACCCATATAACCTTTATCATTTAACCACATTGACATTGCAGTATAAAATCTAGAAGAATACTCTTCTTGTTCTATCCTAAAATTTAATATGTCAATACATTCCTTACTTACAAAAGGATTTGTCTTTTTTGCTGGAGGGGTTAATTTTAAACTACTCATTATTTCTTAGGTTTGTTTTTAGCTTGTAATTTCATTTTTTCAATTTCAATCTTTTTATCCATCATCTCTTTATCCAACTTAGCTTTTTTATTAGCTAATTCTATTTGATTTTTATTTTGAACTTCAATAGCTTTGATTTTCTTATTTTCAAGCTCATTTTTGAGCTTCATTTCTTTATCTTTAAGTTCTAATTGAGACTTATGTTTAGCACCATCATGAATTAATTTAGATTGCTCTAAATAAGACTTAGAAGATAACTCTTGTTGTTTTAAAGCATTAGCTGCTAATTCTACTGGATCAGGAATACCATTAGCATTTTGATCTAAGTTTTTTTGTCTAGCATATACATTAATCTCAGCAACTTGAATCTTAGTTTCATTATTAGCTTCAGCAATATATCTGTCAAGTTCCATTTTTTCTCTATCCAAATCAACTTGTTCAGCATGCATTTGTTGTTGAAGTTGTTCAATCTGCATTTGATGTTCTTGTTGAGACTTAGCATTTTCAGATTGACGTTTATAGAATTCTTCTTCTTTACGTTGTAACAATCTAATAATATCTCTAGGAGAATCATTAATTAATGTTTCAACAATAGCAGATAAATCTAATTTTTCTGATTGTAAAGCTACTTGAACTAATTGATCTAACTTACCTTTTAATTCTAAATCTTTACTGTTATTAGTTACAAATACATTAAATTCTGAATTCTCAAATTCATTTTCTTCTAATTGTAATATCTCTAATCCCATGTCATCTAAAACATATTGAGATACTAATCCTTTCTTATAAGCAATCTTAGCAACTTCAATCATTGCTGTGTAAGCTCTACGTTTTACTTCACTATGAGCTTCATATAAATATTCAGTAATTAAAGCTGATTGATTTACAGATCTTTCAACATTACCTACTAATTCAGAATTATTAATAGCACCTAATCTTTGTGGAGTTACACCAGAAACAAAGTAAACTTGTTGCTTAATGTAATCTAACATATTGATATACTGTTGAATAGATTGACTAAGACTTAAATCAATAGCAGTAAATTGATTAAATCCTCTAGCTAATTGACCAGTAGCAGAACCTTTTTTACCTTCTTCAAAACTATTAACAAAAGCAATATTCATCTCTTTAAGATAATATAACCATCTGTCAATATCAATACCATGAGACTCAGGTATTTGAGCTAAATCCATTAAGAACTTTTTACCTTGATCAGAAGCAAATGCAATCTCTAATCTATAAGATATAATATCATATAAATACTGATAAGGTTTTAACCTATCTATTAATGATACCGATTGAGAGTTAGTTGCTTCATATATAAATCCAGTATAACCTAATCTACAGAAATAAGGATTATCTAATCTTCTTCTTTGATTAGCTTTAGGTCTAATTTCAGTATAAATATCTAATCCTATTTTAACACCTTCCCAAGCTTCATTAATCCAATACCATTCTACTTTAGCATCAGAAAAAGCTTGTTTAAATACTCTCATATTAAATAACTCATCAATGATTTCAGTTTGTTGAACACCATCTTCATCAGTCCATGTTAACTCACCAATTTGTTTCATTGATTTCCATTCTACTCTAGTAACCCTGATAGAATAGTTATTGGTATTATTACCATTAAATGCATTAGTAGGAGTAACTCCAGCAAAAGCATTTTGATTATTTACAACTTCAAATTGAGGTTCAAATCCACCTGCAGTATTGAAAGATCCAAAAGTACCTCTAGTGTAATTTTCTAATTTCTCTACATCTTCTTTACTTAATATATCACCATACTCATCTAAAATAGTATTGATAGCCAACATTCTTTCTTCAACTACTGCAATAGCATCATCAATAAAAGTAGTATCTCCATCTAAAATAACAGTTAAGTTAATTGGATTTACCCTACGCATTCCAACTTGGTCATTTTCAATACCTACCCAATAAACTTCTTCACCAGCAATTAAAGCATCTTTCCAACCTTGTGAAAACAATAACCTAGTATTTAATCTTTTTTTAAGAGATTTTAATAACTTATTAGCTTTAGATTCTATAATATCAGAAGGATTATACTTTTCATGTCTAAGTATTTCTTCAGGTGGAGGAGGAGGATTATTAGGATCTGCGTTAGGATCTATTTGATAAGCCAAAGCACTTTCTAATGCTTGAAATATCTTTTGTTTAATACCTGCAGTTTTTCTATTAATATCATCTGGAGATTCAGATACAACTAAATGATTATCAGGTCTTTTAGTCTCTTCACCAATAAGTAATCTTATAGGTTCTGAAATAATATCATAATGTTGAAATCTACTAGAGAATGTACTGTTAGCAGTAACTCCTAATGGATCACAAATAGTTTCTATATCTTTATGATTTACTTTACCATTGTATAAATCATAATTAATTAATTTTCTAAATCTATCAGCTCTAAGATTACTACCATTAGTATATCTATAATTTGAATAGTAATTTATACAAGATTTACCCCACTCCTTATCCTTCTTGGACATAGGAAGTTTTTGTTGTGGTAAATTTTGTCCACCTAAATTGGCATATATATCTTGACTCATTAGTTCGTACTTGCGTTAAATTGAGAATTCTTTCTATTAAATATAAGAGATTTTTGATATATTTTCTCTAAAAATGATCCAGTAGTTGTTTTAACATCTAATAGCTCTTCTACATGTATTCTATGTAGTTCGTGTGTTTGTAGTATGCATAACATAAGTGCAATAACTCTATCTGTATTAATATCTCTATCATAAGCAATTAATTCTTTAAGTAAAGGTATTGATTTTATTGTATGTAACCTAAGTATTTTTTTACCATCTACATCATCAATTTCATCATATAACCATTTTTTTAAATATAACTCACATTGATCTTTAATACCATTAGCACCATTACTTCCTCTATTCATGTGAATACCAAATCCACGTTGAACATTAGAATTTTTAATAATATCTTTAATGATTCCTGGTTGTTGCCAAAGTAAATATAAAGAATTCTTTTGTTCAAAATATACTTTTAAACCCTTTAACTGATTCTCATACAACACTTTAGCATTATAATATAAACACAATCTTCTACAGTTTTCATAAAATTGTTCTGCAGTATCGGGTCTTGAAGTATATTCAGCTACAATAACATCATGTGTTTTATCTGCTCTATAAAATCTTTTATATACAACAAAAGAACCCAAAGATCCAGAATCTGATTTATCTTGGTCATAAGGGTCACATCCTGCAATATATAAATACTCAGGAATTTGTCCATTAACTTTTTCAGGATGTTCCCAAACTACAATACATCCATTAGTAGTATGATTTTCTCCTGATTTAGGATCTTTCTTTAAAGGAAAATCTGTAATATGAATTAACTCATCATTAGGTTTCCATTGTATTTTGTTTTCTTCACCAAAGTATAACTCTCCTTTTTGAGCTAAACCTCTAAGACTAGGTGTATTTTCTAAATTACCTAACCATTCTAACATTTCTGGAGAACCAAATACATTACCTTTATTTCTTAAAAATGCTTCTTTCCAACTTAAAGGAAACTGTGTAGTTACATTATGTAAAGCTTTAGGATCTAAACCATTTCTAGACTTAATTCTTAAAAACTCAATGTCATCTATAGCAGCTTCAGTATTAGAATTACCATTTTCATCAACCATTGGTTTCTTAAACCAAATAGAATTAGGATTTAAACAAAGACCCCATCTACCTTTAGCAGCAGAACTAAAAAATCCAATAGTACCTTGTGGATTAAATGGATCTTCAAAAGCTAACATGTTATACTTATCAGGATTAGTAAACATTTCATAAAAATACTTACTACCTGAATCCATATCTCCAGATGAACCAAATACTAAAGCTACTCCTGTATAAGTTGAACCATCTTTAATAAGTGGTTCAGTATATCCATAAGAATCTACAATATTAGGAAATACCCCTGCTTCATCTAATACTAACCAGTTAGCAGATAGACCTACGGCAGCAGTAGGATTATCTTTAAAAGATATTGCTTTAACTTCAGAGTTATATCCTTTCCAAACTTTAACTCCACCAATATCAGCTTGGTATCTAGCTTTAATAAAATCCTTTAAATCAGGATTACGTTGTTTTCTAAATTCAGTATTAGTATTAATAAAATTTGAATTATCAACTACCATGTTCATAGTATTCTGACTAAAAGAACTAAAGAAAGCTCCAATAACAGATTTACTATCTGGATAAAAATAGAACTCATGAGTACATAATGCTGCAGCTTTATAAGACCAACCTTGACGTCTACCTTTTACAGCAGTCATAGACTTTTGATTTTCCTTACAGTATTCTACCATATGGAAAAACTCATAATCTAAATCTACAAACTTTGGAAATATCTTAGATTTTCTACCATTCTTTTCTCCAAGTATGGGACAAAAGTTTAAGTAAAAGAAATGTTGACCTGTTATTCTAACTCCTTTAGAATTAGTAAAACCATTAATACATTTTTCTTTAACATCAGTCCAGAAATCCATATACTCTACAGTTCCTGGAGGAACCATTGTATACATTCCTGTATCATTAAAGATATTGGCTAAATAACTAAACTCCTTACTATCAGTAAAGAGTTCAACATAAGGTATGTAAGGATTATCATTTATCATAATTATTTATTTTCAAATAAACCTAATGTAGC